TACAATGCAAGAGGAGGGTTAACACTTGGATCAGGATAAAGAAAAACTTCGACAACCAGATGGTACAATGCCAAAGGGAGATGATAGTGAGATGAGACAAGAACACAATAATACTCAACCTCTGCCTAAGCCAACAGATGAGTATAACGAACCTAAAAATTAATCTTTAGGTTTATTTAGATCTTTATCTGGATCGTTATGTGCGACTCTAGGTTTACGGCTTTTAGACATATCAGTTCGTAATTTACCGATATCATCAATTACCTTTATGAAGTCTTCTTGATTCTTTTTCAGCATATCTGTTAAATCTTTGACAGCAATTATTACCCACCACCACCAAGCAAATGCTATGATTCCAAATGATACTGCGATTGATATGATTAAGTAGTCTGTCCAACTGTCTGGACCTAACCAAAGGGATAAACATAATCCTAGTAGTGTAACCATCGGTGCTAGTCTACCTAGCCAATGCCAGAACTTAATTTGTGTTACCATTTTAAGCCCCTATTTGGCCAAATGGTTTCCACTCTCCCGGGGTGCCATCTTTTATACAGACCCACCCTACAAATCCTGTTGGACTTGGAGTGTCATTCCATACAATGTCCCCACGTTTGTAATTACCACTTTGTGGAACATCTGATCCTACTTCAAACTTCTTGTTTTCAAATTTGATTGGTCCTGATGTACTAAAACAAACATCTGGGTTGTTAACACCTATTCCTAGTTTACCTTTTACAGTAGTAATAGTATCAGCGTCAGTTCCAACTTCAATTCGATTGTTTGCTTTAAGTTTGATTCTAGTTTGATCATCAGTAATAAGTTCTACATCACTTGTTGTAAATGCTCCAACCTTTACTGTATCATACCCTGGATCAACAATAAACTCTACTTCGTTACCAGCAACACTTAACTGACCGTTAGGTGCTTCTGAGCCAATGCCCAAACGCATACCGTCACCATCATAAAATATAAACTGGTCTAATACAAAATTACCTTCTGTTCTAAGGTTTCTTAATGTACCTACTTCAGTCAAACTAGATTTAGTAACGTCTGCTCCTAGTTCATTTGAAGATAGTACTGTTATGTTTCCTATTCGATACTCACCATGAGTATCTATGATCTCACTTGACCAAATCCTATCTGGATTGCCTTGCATCACTAATTGTTTAGTATGCCCTGCTCCAGTCCACATCAAACCTTTTCCGTAAGGTGATTCGTTCTCACAATCAAAGTTTAATGGACTTGTTCTGTCATTACGTACATCAGCCTTGACTTCATCTACTTCAAGTCTAGCCGCTTTGATAGTACCTGCTACTGTTAAGTCTTCTTCTACTCTAACACTATTCTTAAGTAGTCCAACTTTTAAGTTGTCAGTACTTACAAGATTGTTTTCAACCACTAATTCAAGTTTCGTAGCTCTATCTTGTATACCCATTGTACTAAATTCTGTAATAGTTCCACCATGGATTTTGTCTCCACTGATTTCGTTATTAAGAAATTCAGGTTTAGGTAATTGACGCTTCGCAATAGTTTCAATGGACTTGCCTAACTGCACTAGCCCGTCTTGTACTGCTTTTAATTCAGAATCTTGGATGTCATGTGTGCTCATGTAAGTATTTATCAAACTTGTATTGTTTGGTTTAATCTATTGTTTTTAGCAAAATCGTCTCAGGATTGATACGACCATTGAGCTTGATATCTACTGCATTGATCTCGTCCAAGAACTTCTTGATCTTGATTTTTCCAGCATCTTTAAACTCTTTCAGCTTTTCTTCTGGTTTACGTAGTGTTTTTTGTATGGATTCTTCTTCGCTAAAGCCTATGATAGTAGTACCTTTAACACTTAATCCTGTACCTTCTCTACGTTGATGTAGTGGATCTTTGCTACTAGCAACATACCTACCTAGCTTACGTGTTTTGATGTTAAACACCCAAAGCTCTTCTGCACCAATGATCTCTTGTGGGTTGATACTTGCTAATTGGAACTTCTCATCGTTGACTCTAAACCTTAATTTAGATACCATCTTCTCTTTGCTACGGATACGTTTACGTGGCTTTCTATTTGCTTTGGCTGTGTCAATGATTATATCACAAGCACCCATAAACAATGTTAATGCTTCAAGATACTTCTTAACATCTTTCTTTTCAAAGTCACTGTATGCTTCTATCAACTGTTCCGCATAGTCTCGATCACGTTCACTCATTGCATCACGTTGGGCCTTGCTTGGTGGTTGTAATACTTCTGTAAATTCTGCTATCTCGCTTGTATACCACTCTTTGATCTTACGTGCATGAGCCTGTGTACACTTTACATCATTAAGATGTTTGCTAATTCTAAAGGACTTAGGATCAAACTTGCCTGGATTACTTCCCCAGGTATCCAGCCAATCATCAACTGCACCCATCATCAGTAATGACTGCGATGCGATACGTTCCTGTATACTTGGCTTACGTGCTTCAAGTTTTTGTTCTTCAATTTCTTTTTTCTTTACTTCTTCAATCACTTTACTTCCTTCAATAATCAATTCTTTTAATTGTTTATCTATAAAATCTTCCATTGGTTTGATTTCTCCCATAGTACCTGGAAGTTCTTTCCAATAGTCTGCGTAAGGTTTGTGCAAAGACGGAAGGCCTTTGTTCATTAGTCTACAACTTGTACCAAGTGTACAACTAAAACGCCATTCCGGATTCTTTCCTATAGCCTTTATGTGTTTCTTCCATTCAGGCTTGTCCTTACAATACTCAAGAATCCATCTTTTGTAGTCAGCACCTTTAAACTCCATCCTATAATAGGAATAAGCATGGTCCTTTAGTCTCCCATAGGCCGGCCCATCAAGTTCACTCGCCTTCGATATATCCGGCTCATAATTCTTTTGGCTTACACGTCTCGTGGCTCTCTTCTTTTTACGAGGTGCACCTTTTAAAAGTGATTTAGCCAATCTTCAATCTCCTGCAAAAATATGTCTAACACAGTTACTATATAGCAAAAAAAATAAAAGTCTACTAAAAATGACTTTTAATCTTATATTTTTTCGCCATTTTCATCTGATCTAAAAGTTTTAAATCTAGGAAAACGTAAACTGTATGTGTCTGAATCTTGTGATTTTGTACGAGCGTCTGCTCTAATTTCTACTAAAGAACCAATGATGTTAGTACGGTCAGTCCAGAACTGATCACGTTGACTGTCAGTGAAACCACTTCCACAGTTAAGGTGATAATTGTATCCATCGTCTTCTCCTTCTACTATGATTGCGCCAAGTCTACCTTCATTTCGTCCAGTTCCTTCTTCAACTGCAACTACTTTTAATGTAATCTCGATGAAAGGTTTGGCTTTTAACCAAGCATGAGATCTCTTACATTCGTATACTGCTTGTTGATCTTTGATCATAACTCCTTCATATCCACCGTCTACAGCCGCTTTATTAAGCTCTACAAAGCGATCTTGGCCTTCAGGGCTACTTAGATCCACATCTTCCCAGTCCAGTGCTTGTACGTGCTCTAAGGCGTCTTTATTAGCTTCAACCCAATGCCATACATACTGACTTCTTTTTGATTGCTCTACTTCATACTTTCCTTCTAAGAACTTGTCTAATGGAATCATATCAAATAAATGTAGTACTGCGTCTTTGGCAACACCTCCACTCTTTCTATGTACCTGTTTCATTAGGTCTTGGAAGTTAGCACTCATTACCTCTCCGTCCAATACTAGATCATATGGAGCAGGCTTTTCTTTTAATACTGCTTCTAGTTCTTCTATGATATGTCCAAAGTTATGAAACTGCTTACCATTCCTGCTAAACATCTCAACCTTGCCATCTTTGATAACTGTTAGCACTCTAACACCATCAAGTTTAATTTCTATTTGTTTAGGACCAACCATCTTCTTTTCGTGGTTAGCTGAGTCATGTGCAAGTTGACAAGTAAATGTAGGAACAATGTATTTGTCAAAGTTATTTTTCTTTGCTACATTGTTTACTGTCTTTTCACTTACGCCACAACGTAAATCTTTAATAAGGATACGTCTGTAAAAACCATTCCATTGTTCTGCTGTCGCTGAACTCATTACAAGCTCAATAGCATCTCTGGCCGCATGACCAGTTAATTCTCTTTTGTTAAGTTTATCTGCAAGTTCTACGAATACCTTCCATTCACAACCTTGTCCACTGATTACTGTGTCCTTTGTTGGAACTTGCTTAACGCCAAATGTGTATAATGGATCAAGTGCCATACGTACACCTTCAAAGAACTCATCTAGTCCTTCATTCATTGCGTCTAATAATATTGATTCTTTAGCAAGACGTGAATTGTCTGCTTCTAGCTTTTCGATTATTGCCTGGGGTTGTGTTCTCATTTGTGCCTCTCTTTAATTATTATATACATTATATAATCAATATATTCATTTGTCAAGTCTTTTTTTGGC